GATGCAGACCTAGTAGTATTCTTTATAGATACAGGCATGAGGAAATCAGAAGGTCTCAGACTTACCTTTAATGATATCGATTTTAAGACAGGCCGTATATCAATTTGGCAAACTAAAACAAACCACCCTCGATCTATTAAGATGTCTGGACGTGTGAGAGCTATTTTAACAGGTCTCAGGCTTCGCGTTAACGGTAATGATAGGAGAGTATTCGGTCATATAGCAGAGAAGCGTTTCTACAGGAATTTCTGGGAGATGCGTGATGCTTGTGGGTTTAATAAAGACCTAGTAATCCACACCTTTAGACACACCTGTTGCACTCGTTTACTAGGGGCTGGTGTGGACATTCGGTCAGCAATGGATTGGATGGGTCATTCTGACATTTCCATGACACAACGCTACGGTCACTTCATACCTAGCAAGTTAGATGATGCTGTTGAAGCACTGGATGCTTTACAGAATGAAACCAACAATTTAGAAGGAGATAACATCACATTATTTAACCCTCTTAGGGCTTGAATAAAATGGTGTAAACACGGTGCAAACAGGTGTAAATCTACACCAACGGTTTTGGAAAAAGTATGAAGATCAATAGGTTACTGGTGGTTAGTAGGATAAGAAGCAGAAACCTCCACTCTTCCCACTTTATCCATTATCGATTAGAAGCCCTTAATAATATAAACAATCCTGTATTATTTTGGGCTTCTTTACAGTTTATTTCTATGCATTATCGGGTAGTTCCTGTTACTGCATCAACTGTAAAATTGCACCATTACACCATTCCCTGCACCACCATCAATTTTAACAATGAAAACAAGGGCTTGGAATTAGGTTGCACTGTAGCACTCCAGCCCCCTTTCACATACCTAAAGGATACTACAGGATGACCAACGATCTGTACGAAATACAAGAGAGACTTGAGCAAGAAGCAAGAACATTAACAATCAATAGATTTGATAAAGATTTAATTAAGAAAAAAGAGAGAGCTGACGAATCATCGACATACTATGGAAGCTCTTTAATGCGTCGATGTATTGAAAGCATTGTTGAAGGAATACAAGAAGTTTATGAAGATGCTGACAATGGACAAGCAGGTAGACGTTCATCAGCAATCAACATGATGCAACTATTCAAGCCAGAAGTGTTAGCTTTCTTCACCGCTAAAGTTGTGATGGATAGGATATCTAAGAAATCAATGCTTCAAGACATGGCTATCAATGTCGGTCAGTATCTAGAGGATGAGTTGAGGCTACAATCTTTTGAAGAACAGAAGCCATACTTGTTGATATCTATTCAGAAAAATAAAGAGACTACGAGAGCTAGGAAAAGACAAGAAATAATAGCGGCATATAATCGTTATTGTGAATCATGGGTTAGTTGGAGCAAGGACGAGAAGACACACCTTGGAACGAAACTAATTTATATCTTTCAAGAAAGAACTGGTTACATTGAACTAGTTATGAAAAAGAAAGAGCGTACCAACAAAACTTTCTATAATGTTGTTGCTACTGAAAAGGTTTTAAATTTCATAGAAAAAAATAAGGGTGCGGCTTCTCTGATGCAACCTATATTTCAACCAATGATAGTTCCACCGATGGATTGGAAAAGTCCGTGGTCTGGTGGGTATTTAACACACTACACCCCTCGCCTTCCAATCATGAAGACATCCAATCGAAACTATCTAAAAGAATTAGAAAATCTAGGTGATGAATTGAATGATGTTTATGATGCAGTAAATACAATCCAGAAAACACCGTGGTCTATAAACAAGTTTGTATTGGAAACATTTAAAACTGTTCATGATCGTGGCATAGCTGTAGGAAACCTACCACCTCAAGAAGATTTACCTAAACCACCATCACCTTTATCGTTTGATCGTGATAGTAAAACTTTATCTGATGACGAAAAGAAGCAGTTCAAAGCGTGGAAAAGAAAAGCTACAAAAATCTACGATGAAAACATTCGAATGGGTTCTAAAAGAAATCTCACAAGTCAAGTAAGATATGTAGCAGAAAAATTTTCACAGTTTGAGAGTATCTTCTTTGTACATACAATGGATTTTAGAGGGCGTTTGTACCCTGCCGCTTCTGGCTTGTCACCTCAAGGCAACGATTTATCTAAAGGTCTCCTTCAGTTTGCCGATGGTAAACCGCTGGGTACTAACGAGGCCGCTTGTGAACTAGCAATACACGGTGCTAATTGTTTCGGATACGACAAGGCATCGATGCAAGAGAGAGTGGATTGGGTAATAGAAAATGAGCAACGAATATTACAGGTAGCTCATGACCCAATGGAAGACTTATGGTGGGCTAAAGAAGCTGATAGTCCATGGTGTTTCTTAGCATTCTGCAAGGAGTGGGAAGGATATAATCTTTTTGGTTATGATCATGTAAATTACATACCAGTTTGTAAGGATGGAAGTTGCTCTGGGCTTCAACATTTTTCAGCCGCCCTAAAGGACAATGAAGGTGCTTCGAGAGTAAACTTATTACCACTCGATAAACCTGCAGATATCTATCAGACTGTCATCGATAAAGCTATTATTAGAGTAAAGGCTGATGCTAAAGGTGGAGAGAATAGAGAAATTGCACAACTTTGGTTAGACTTTGGGATGTCTCGTGGTACTGCAAAACGCAGTGTAATGACAAAAGTTTATGGAGCTACCTTGTTTTCATCTCGATCATTTGTACAGGAATATATAACAGATACAGACTTGAAAAGAGTACAAGCTGATAGAAGTTATGTCTCTGTACTTCATGAAAGAGAATTCGATGCGGCAATTTATTTAGCCAAATACATCTGGGAAGCTATCAACGATACAGTCGTTGCGGCAAAGACAGGCATGGATTGGTTGCAGTCTTGTGCAAGAGAATTAGCGAAAGAAAACTTACCGATTACTTGGACGACTGTGGATGGTTTACCAATAATGCAGAACTACCCTGACATGAAGAAGAGAAGAGTGAAGACTAAGTTTGGTGACAAGCTGATCTATATGACAATCCAAGAGGCTATCAAGAACAAGTTAGATACTCGTCGGCAAGGCAATGGCATCAGTCCTAACTGGGTACACGCGAATGATAGCTGTCACCTACGAATGACAGTTAACCTATCGAAATTTAACGGTGTTACTCACTTCGCTATGATACATGATAGCTTTGGATGTCACGCCGCTGATGTAGAAATGCTTGGTGCTTGTCTGAGAGAAACTTTTATCCAACTCTATGTAGAGAACGACCCACTACAAAAGTTTAAAGATGAAGGGGAAGCTTTGATTGGTAGAGAACTACCTGACCTACCAGAGAAAGGTGACTTCGATGTTACTCAAGTTCGTAATTCAGAGTTCTTCTTTGCATAATTCTAATCGTTAACGCATAGATAGTTAGTGACCATTAATGATTAGGTTGCACTATAGCATTCTACAAAACTGAAAGGATATTATGGCAACTGAAATACTAATCATGATGGCTGAATATTATAAGCATAACGAAATGCCTTTGCCTGTAGACATACAGGCGAGGCTTCACGCTGTCGGTATCGACACGCAAGAATATCAACACAATTAATAAAGGAATAATAAGTATGACTAATTTTGTCACACCAAAGGGCGTAGCAGTATGGCCTAAACTGAACCAACCAGATTATAAATTTAATGTGGATGGAGAATACTCAGTAAAACTAAAGTTATCTGCAGAAGAAAGCCAAAGTCTAATCAAACAACTTGAAGACGAACGCGATGCATACAAAGCTGAAGTGACTAAGAAAAATCCAAAGGTAGCTAACTATAATTTAGCTTCCGTCTATGAAGAAGAGATGGATGACCAAGGAAATCTAACTGGCTTCAATTTATTTAAGTTCAAACAGAAAGCTGTAATCAAAACCAAATCAGGTGATAGCATTAAGAAAACTGTAGCACTCTATGACAGTAATAAAACACCAACAGATGTGGTAGTGAATGGTGGTTCATCTATTAAGGTAGCGGCAACTACATTCTGTTACGACATGCCTAGTTCTAAGATGGTTGGTATATCATTACGACCTACAGCAGTTCAGATCATAGAGCTATCTCAAGGAGCTGGTGGAGCTGAAGCTCTAGCTATGTTCGATAAAGAGGATGGCTTCGTTGCTGACACATTTAATAATGTTGAGGCGGTAGCAGTATCAGATGACGCAGACTTCTAAACGTAAAAAGTTTGGTGGTGTACGAAATTCAAAAGTAAGACAGAACGCAATAAAGAATGGTTGGCGGTCAGGGTTAGAAGAAACCCTTGCCGCTGATTTAAAATCAAAGGGTATCGATTACGAATATGAACAGCACGTTTTAAAATTCGAAGTACCCTCAAGAATTGCACGGTACACACCAGACTTTTATATAAAAACTAAATCTGGAAAAACAATTATAGTAGAAAGCAAGGGGCAGTTCAAAGTTGCCAACAGACAATCCATGATACTGGTAAAAAAACAGCATCCAGATATCGACCTTCGCTTCGTATTTTCTAGGAGCAAAGAGACCATCAGCAAAACCAGTAAAACAACCTACGCTATGTGGTGTGAGAAACACGGTTTCTTATACGCAGATCGTACCGTACCACAGGAGTGGCTCAATGAATAAAGAAGACGTAAAGCATATCATTATACATTGCGCTTACACTCCAAGGTCTATGGACATTGGTGTTAAAGATATTGACCGCTGGCATAGAGCTAAAGGTTGGCTCGGTTGCGGCTATCATCTTGTTATAAGACGTGATGGTACTCTTGAATATGGTAGACCATTAACAAGAACAGGCGCGCACGTTCGCTCACAGAATAAAACATCAGTAGGCATATGTCTGATTGGTGGAATGAACGCTGACAAAACTGGAGCGCAGATCAATTATACTGATGATCAATATGCAACTCTTAAGTTAACTATAGACGAACTAAAATCAGAACACTTTCCTGATGCGAAAGTTAAAGGTCATATCGATTTCGATAAGGGTAAGACTTGTCCAAACTTTGATGCAGAACTTTGGTACAATACAGGTGAGATAGTATCCACAATCAATTAGGTTGCACTATAGCATTTTAATATTTTCCTCCCAACTGGCCTCACGTTAATTCGTGGGGTCTTTTTTATTTGGAGACACAATAATGATACTTACAATATCAATAGTAATTTCAATTCTTCTATACTTTCTCGGTGGTGTTTTACTGACACGGCAAGTGAGTATGGAGATGGAAGAAGATCAAGAGTTACCAATTCATAGCTGGTTATTCATCTTTTTCTTGTGGCCTGTTGAGGCCGCTTTCGATGTCTGGTTCACACTATTAGATGCACTAGGCAAACCCAAAAATCCTGACAACTAGGAGACTAAACAATGACTAAGACTACACAAATTAAAGAACACTTAAAAAAGTACGGCACAATCTCACCACTCGAAGCTATGTCAAACTATAGCGTCTGGCGGTTAGCCGCAGAAATTCACAGGCTACGTGAACGTGGTTTAGATATCACAACGTTTATGAAACGCGCACCTAATGGAGCGAAATATGCAGAGTACCAACTCCAACAGTAGCACCCTTCTCTATCATACCTCATGCGAATGCGGAAGTAGCGATGCTCGCGCCGTCTATAGCAATGGCGGTGGGAGCTGGTGCTTTTCTTGCCAAAAATTTTACAAGGAAGACACCAAGATGGAAACAGAATTCGTACAATCCAAACCAACGTTCGGCCTCATACCTACAGGTCAAGCAGGTTCATTAGCAAAGCGTAAGCTGACTGAAGAAACCTGTAAGAAATATGGGTATACTGTTAGTGAATACAAAGGCCAGCCTGTGCAGTGTGCAAACTATAAGAAGGACGGTGTTGTTGTAGCTCAGAAGATACGATTTGCTGACAAGTCATTCAAATTCTTAGGTGATGCAAAGAGCGCAGGGTTGTACGGACAGCATCTTTTTAAAGGTGGCGGTACTATGTTGTGTTTAACCGAGGGTGAGCTAGACACGCTTTCACTTTCCCAAGCACAAGGTAATCGTTTTCCTGTATGTAGTTTACCGTCAGGAGCTGGCAACGCAGTCAAAGCTGTACAGAATTCTTTAGATTTTGTTGAGTCATTTGACCGAGTTGTACTTATGTTTGACAACGATGAACATGGTAGGAAAGCAAGCCTAGATGTAGCTAAGTTATTGTCACCAAGTAAGGCACACATCGCTACGCTACCACTAAAAGATGCCAGTGATATGTTAGTCGCTGGTAAAACCAAACAGATGCTTGAGGCTATGTGGGAAGCTAAACCATACAGACCTGATGGCATCATAGCTGGTGTGGATATGTGGGAATTAGTTTCTACACCCGACACCACACAATCAATACCCTACCCCTTCGAAGGTCTTAATGAAAAGACTAGAGGTCTCAGACGTGGTGAGCTTACCACAATTACTGCAGGTTCTGGGGTTGGGAAGTCGCAGGTATGTAGAGAAATTGCATACCATTTAATCACACAACATGATGAAGCCGTAGGTTACATAGCCCTCGAAGAAAACTGTAAACATACAGCAATTTCTTTGATGGGGTTAGATATGAATGTACCGCTACATCTAAACCAAGAAGGAATATCTAATGATACTCTTAAAACTGCTTTCGATGCTACCGTTGGTTCTGGTAATCTTTACCTCTACGATCATTTCGGTTCTATGTCTACAGAAGGCTTACTTCAGAAAGTGCGTTACCTTGCCAAGAGCTGTGGCGTTAGCTGGATTGTCCTCGATCATCTCAGTATTGTTGTTTCAGGTGACGATTCTGGCGATGAACGGAAGGCTATAGATGTTATCTGTACGAAGCTACGTTCTCTTGTAGAAGAAACAGGCATCGGACTTATCTTAGTCAGTCATTTACGCAGACCTGCAGGTGAACAAGGTTGGGAGAATGGTAAAGAAGTTACCCTCAATTCCCTACGTGGTTCAGCGGCAATCGCACAGTTATCCGATATGGTTATCTCAGTAGAACGAGACCAGCAAGGTGACAACCCAAACACAACAACCGTTAGAATTCTGAAGAACCGCTACAGCGGAGAGACAGGCATAGGTTGTTATCTAAACTACCAGAAAGACACTGGTAGAATGATTGAAACCCAGAACCCAGACAACGCCCCCGACTTTGGGGACGATGAAGATGATTTTTAATTTCAGCTAGTCGAGAGGGACAGCATCATGAAACGTATTATGTTTGACATCGAAACAGATGGTCTAGTACCAGACCTAACAGTATGCCATAGCCTTGTGCTATTAGATATGGATACTGAAGAAGTCTTGAGCTGTGCAGATCAAGAAGGTTACACGTCTATTTCAGATGGTATGACTTACTTAGAAAACGCAGAGTTGCTTGCAGGTCACAATATCCAAGGGTTTGATTTCCCTGCATTAGAGAAGTTGTTTGGATTTGTTTATGAAGGTGAGATACACGACACGTTGTTAATGTCTCGCCTCGTCTGGTCTGATCTTAAAAACAATGACTTCAATTACATTAAGAAAAACTTAGACTACCCTAGAAATCTAATAGGTAGCCACTCGCTTAAAGCGTGGGGTCTCAGATTAGGTGACAAAAAGATAGAGTATGAAGGTGGTTGGGCTGAATGGTCTGAGACTATGCAAGATTATTGCGTCCAAGATACTAGAGCTAACCTGACATTCTATAAGTTTATCATGTCTAAGAACCCAAGCCCTCAGAGTATAAAGCTTGAGCATGATTTTGCTCACGTCATTCGTAAGCAAGAGCGACAAGGTTTTAACTTTGATGTACCAGCCGCTAACAAACTGTTGCAGAAACTACAGATGCGACAGGCAGAACTAGAGACTTCATTACAAGAGGTCTTCAAGCCGTGGGATATCAAGACACCATTCGTACCAAAGGTGAATAATAAAGCTAGAGGTTATGTTAAAGGTGAGTTGACCTACAAGGTTAAGACGATTGTATTTAACCCAGCCTCTCGTGACCACATAGCAGACAGATTGCAAGTGTTACGAGGCTGGACACCCTCAAAATTTACAGCTCAAGGTAAACCACAAGTAGACGAAAGCGTCCTCAAAGAATTAGATTA